TTCTCAAGAAGCAATATTTTTATTAGAAGTAAACTTCAAAGGTTACGAAAACGACATGCCAGTTATATGCAAAGATGGATTAGGTAACGAAATGGTTTATAAATGGTATGTTACAATTACTGATTTAGAAATGAGTCTAGATTTAAGAGGTTCAACATATAGTTTACAACTAGTAACAAACTTAGGTTCTTCTAGCAATACAGAAGTGTTGAAAATAGAAAAAGGTGTATCTGTCGACAAAGACAATGATAATAGTAAACAGAATAATATACAAGGTCTTATTACAAGATTAGAAACTGGATTAAACAAGTACCAAAAAGAATTAGTTAAAGACGGAATACAAGAAAAAGCAGACACCTATAAATTTTATGTTTGCGACACACTAAAGAAATTAAAATTTGATTTTGATTCAAAACTAATTGCAACAAAAAGCGAAGGCTTTTTTATGAGTATATTTACGGATGGTAATATTGCACTAGCACCAGGAGAAACAATACAAGGGTTTATACATCAAATGTTTGGCACTTCGCCAGAGCTTGTAAAATATTTAACAAATGATGCATTTGACCAAGAAAGTGTAAAACCAAAACCAGAGTCTCTTAAAAAGTTAAAGAAGTCAATACTAGTTGTTACAGGAGTTACTGTACAAGGCAAAGATTCATTTGATGCTAAACGAATGAAAGAAGCAGTAGATGTAGAAGTATTCGTAGGTGCAAGGGCTTTAGCCAAAGATCTTATGGATCCTAATGAATTAGAACAGACTTCATCTATAGATGATGTATCTGCTAGGATTGATGATTATATTGAAAACGGACTTATTAGAAAAGCATATAAGTGGATTTATTCAGGAGAAAATACTGAAATATTAAACTTAGATCTTAAGTTTAATAACCTTTGGAGAATTCCTCTGTCAATAATTAATGACCTTTCTGTTCCACAAGCAAAAACTACAAAGAACAAACCATCAGCCAAGGAATTAAGAGAAGTTGCAAGAAAACAAAATGCTGAAAATAAAAGAAGAGATGAAGCGACAATAAAAAGAATACAAGATGAAAAACTTGCTCCTTTTAGATTTGCTGAAGATTTAACAGAACCTGATGTAAATAAAGCACAAGAAAAAGAAGCAAATATCTATAAGACTATGTTTACTCCAACTAATACACAAGGTAAAACAAAAGATACACAATCAGAAGGCAAAAGAGCAGAGTTTGTTTCAAAACATTTGTTTAAACAATTACATGCTGGTGCAAGTGCAGGTAGTGGAGATTTAATAACATTAGATTTTGATGTTTTAGGAGATCCGTTTTGGCTACACCAAACACCAGCAGGAGTAGAAGGAAAAGCACCAGTACAAGATGACATAAATTTTTATATCGAAAATATAGGAAACTACAAGGAAGCACTAAAAGAACACTTAGCAAAAACAGCTGGGCAAAATGTAGATAATTCAGTCTACTTAGAAGTCGGAGTACCAAGTGCAGATAGAAACGACAAAGACCTTATGGACCTAGACAAAGAAGATTTGATTACGGGTGTATATAGGATTTTTTCAACTGTACATACATTTACAGGTGGAAAGTTTACATCAAAGTTAAAAGGAACAAAAGATCCTCTTTTAGGACAAAAAGCAAAAGAAGCAATGCAGAAGAAGATCAAAAAAGAAAGAAATGTAAAGTTTAAAAAAGCAAACGAAGCAGGAAAAGCAGGAGTATAATATGTCAACAGGACCATATGATTTAGAAAGTTTTACAGGAGTGTATCTTGGTAAAATTAAAAACAATGCAGACCCCTATGGCATGGGTGTACTTGAAGTTTATATCAAAGAGTTTCTCGGAGATGAAAATAATCCAGATCATTGGAGAAGAGTAAAGTATTGTCCTCCTTTTGCTGGATCAACAAACCACCAAGCAGAGAAGCCAGTTAAAGGTTCAGTTGATTATGAAGAAACAGATAGAGCCTATGGTATATGGCATGTTCCACCAGACTTAAATGTGTTTGTAATATGCTCTTTTATTAATGGAGATAAAAACTTAGGCGTATGGTGGGCATGTGTACCACATGACGATAAAACACATGCATTGCCAGGAGTTGCGTCAGGAGCCACACACGAAGGTTTAGTAAGGCCAATTGGCGATAGAAATAGATGGAATGTTTCAGATAAAAATATCATGCGTAGGCCTGAACACCCTGCTAGTTTTAGATTAAGTGAACAAGGAATTGATAAAGATTTAAGAAGAGGTCAAACTAATGCTGGTCCTTTTAGAAATGCTTCAAGCCATCCTGGATTAGCATATGGTATATTAACTCCTAATCAGCATAGTCTTATGTTAGACGACGGAGAAGAAGGACTCGACGGACAAATACGTTTTCGTACTTCTAGTGGGCACCAAATACAGATGCACGAAGAGGGCGGGTATATTAACATTATTAATGCAAAAGGTACTGCTTGGATAGAATTAGACGAAGAAGGAAACATTGATGTGTACTCACAGAAGGACATATCTTTTCATGCAGAAGAGAATATTAATATGCATGCCGGTAAAAATATTAATATAGAAGCAGTCAAAGATATTAACGTGAAGTCAAAAGAAAACACTAAAATTGAAACAGGACAGAGTTATAATGTTACAGCTGGTCAAGGGCTATTTCAAACATCACTAGCAGGAATGGATGTCAATGTAGCGGCAGTTTATAAAGAAACTGCAAAAAGAATTGATATGAACGGACCTGTTGCGGCAAAGGCAACTAAGCCCGAAGTACATAATCATATTGTAAATGAACTAGTAGGAGAAAGTGTATCTGCTAGAGTACCAGAGCATGAGCCTTGGGCAGGACACGGAAAGTTCGAAGGTGGTGAAAAAATTACATTGCCAGTTGGAACGTTAAGTCCAAACTCACCCGAAGCAGTTTTAGCAAGTGTTCCTGGTAGTCCTACAGTAGTTCCAGCTCCAGAAAGTTATGAATCATTGTTGCCTGTTGCAAATGCTGAAGGAGAACTAGTTTCTCAACAAACAGGAATTCCATTGACTGCTGATGCTGTTTCTTGTATGCCTCCTTTAAGTTTAAAAGGAGCAGTAATGAGTGAAAAAGCATTTAATATGATGAAAAGTAGAGAAGCATATAGAGGAATGATGTATGCAGATTTTCAAGGATATAGTGTTGGATATGGAACTAGAGTTGATATCTGGGGACCACAAAACTCTGCAAGCAAACTAGATGCAAGTATAAAACAAGCACTAGTTGATGGACCAAGTGAAGCAGAAGCAAGAATTGCAAGTAGACAAATTATTGATAGACATATGACTCCTCCTCTAAGGCGCCGTCTAATTAAGAGGATTGGTAAAGACACAGTTTGTATTACACAAACAATGTTTGATGCATTGTGTATGGCTTCTTTTGGAAATCCAGGTAATGCTTATAAAATGGCAGATCAATTAGTAGATAGCGGAAAAGCAAGTGGTGATGGCAGACCTCAACCTAAAGATATTGCAACTATATGGGCAAATGCGTATTATACACCAAATGCTACTCAACGTAACTCAGAAGCAAAATATGCAATAACAGGCGAAGTACAAGGAGCTCAGAAAAGTGCAAGTGAACTTATGAACGAAGGAGTTACTGCTGACTTTAAAAGTGTACAAAAGAAAAGAGCAAGACAACCACAAAACGACCAATGGAAAACTGATTTGGGCAATGGGCCATCTACTGGTAAAAGACTACAATCAAAGTACCTTCCTCCTAACAAATTACAACGAGCACAGTACGAAAGAAGCTACTTTTTAAACACAGGAAAAATACCTCCTGGTTCTACTATAACACAAGTTGCATCATTACAAAATAAACATGGAAATCCTCATACTGGCGAAAATAATCCGCCAAATACACCTACAAGGGCATAACAGTAATAACCCTGCTTAATAAGGGTGCTAAATATAGTTATGGCTACATTGACAACAAAATACAAAGGATACAGTACAATAGGCACTAGTTTTACAAAACCAGTGCTGACTAACTTTGATCTAGCAAAACAAGATTTATTGAATCAATTTGGAACAAAGCTAGGCGAACGTATTATGCTACCATCGCATGGCAGTATAATATGGGAATTGCTTTTTGATCCACTTGATGACAGTACAAGACAACTAATAAGAGATGATGTTGTTAGAATTATTTCAGAAGATCCTAGATGGGAATTCGTTGAAGTTCAGACAATAGAAAATGAACATTCAGTTAATGTTGATGTAACACTAATTTATCGTCCAGAGAATGAAGTAACTACACTTCCTTTGGAATTTAATAAAGGAGAATTTTAATGAGTCAGACAAAGCGTCTAAGTCAGTTAAACGCCGCAGAGAGCTGGCTTAATAGTTATAGAGATTTAGTCAATGCAGATTTTAAAGCATATGATTTTGAATCATTAAGAGAAGCACTACTAGATCATATCCAGGTTAATTACGGAGAAGATTTTAATGACTTTATTAATAGCAGTGAATATGTTGCATTAGTTGATTTAATTTCATTCCTCGGACAAAACATAGCATTCAGAGCAGATTTAAATTTAAGAGAAACATTCTTAGAAACTGCTGAAGTAAGAGAAAACGTATTATCTATTGCTAGACAAATAGGATACAAGCCACATAGAAATAAAACTGCTGAAGGTTTTTTAAGAATTAACAGTATTTCAAGTTCTCAAGAAATATACGATAGTAGAGGAGTCAACCTAGCAGGTCAAAATATTGTATGGGCAGATCCGCTAAACAGTGATTTTCAAGAACAATTTAACTTAATATTAAACGAAGCATTTAGTAAAAGTAATCCTATCGGAAGACCAATTAGTACATTTCAGTCAGGAGCAATGACTAGAGAAATTTATGAGTTTGAAGAAACAGATGATTCTAGCTTGATAGAAAATGTTTCATTGAATAGTAGAGCAGGACAATCATATACGTTTGATATTATTCCAGTAACACTAGAAGACGGAGCATTAATTGAAAGCCCACCATCTCCGTTAAATGCAAAGAGTCTTACTTTTAATAATGACGGAACAGGATTTGCTGGTGAATCAAATGGTTGGTTCTTTAGTTGTAAGCAAGGAACACTTCAGTTTCAGGATATTATTATTGATAATGTTGTAGAAAACAGAGTAATTGATATTAATGCAAATAATATCAATGATACTGATGTATGGGTACAAACTGTGGACCAGACAGGCACAATATTAACATATTGGACAAAGGTTGAAAGTGTTGTTGGTAACAACATATCTTTTAATGATATTGATAAAGAAGATAGAAATATCTTTGAAATAATTACTAGAACTAACGACCAGATATCAATTAAATTTGGCAATGGATCATTTGGTAATGTACCATTTGGTAATATTAGAATTTGGTTTAGAGTTAGTGCTAACGAAGACTTTATTATACAAAAAGGCGAAACTACTGATGTAGATTTAAATTTAGTTTATGTAGATTCTTTAGGACAGCCTCAAGAAATAGTTTGTAATATTAGTCCTAAAAATAACATGGCTGGCATTGAGAGTGAGTCTATTACCGACATTAAAAATAATGCAAGCAGAACCGCCGCTAGTCAAAATAGAATGATTACAGCAGATGATTATAATAATTATCCTCAAGGTAAAGTGTCTGGTATATCTAGAATAAAATCTATAAACAGAATACACACAGGACAAAGCCTGTACTCAGATTTAGCTGATCCAACAGCATCTTATAGACCAGTTATTACATTGGCAGATGATGCATTTTTATATACTGACGAATCAACTGTAGACACAAAAATAGCTGACTCAGTTGGAACAAACAAAATTATGAAATGGTTATTAGATACACTACAGTATCGTCCTTTACATCAGTTATACTACAGAAGATTTACACCTATCTCACCTGCAAACCCAGTTTATTGGAAAACAGTAGATACTACAATTGGATCAACACATGGATACTTTACAGGCAATGTTGATCCTAAAAGAATTGGAAGAAGTTCAGTAGAACAAGATATAAGAACATTAAAGAAAAATTCTTTAGTTAGACTAGCCGATTTAGGCTGGTACAAGATACAAGATGTTTTCAGAGATGGATTTGGATTAACATCATCAGACGGTGTTAACACAGGAAAAAGAGCAAACGGTGAAGGAGCTGTGTTTATTGAAGGAATTTCTGCAAACCAAGACGTAGTGTCCTGGATGCCTAATCTTCGTGTTGTATTTACAGATGGCGAAAAAAGAAACATCTTAGATGAATTACAAGCACAACGAAACTTTGGTTTACGTTACGATCATGTATTAGATGATTGGAAGATTATTAACGCAGATGAAATAGTCACTGAAGGAAATTTTGATTCATCTACTGTTGGTACAAGTTGGTTACTACGTTTTACTCATAGCAATGATAGTAATACTTGGACAGCAACTACAAGAAGAGATATTGTAGTACTAGGTAGTGAATCACAAATAGTTTTTCACAATCAAAAATTTGGACAAGCATTGGATTCTGTAACTAGAAGAGTTATCCAAGATACAGTACAAGTACTTTCAAGTAGTGCCGCAAACAATCCAGGTGTTACAAGGAGAGCAGAACTAGAAGTATCGGATTACTTTACACTTGATGATGGTAGGTATGATCCTAAGAGAGTTATTGTACAACTTCCGGGAATCAGTGATGATTTAATTCCTAAAAATCCTAACTTGTTTAGTTTAATATTTACAGTACAAGGAGTATCGCAAACTATTGAGCTAGTAGAGAAGGAATTTGATGATGCAGAAGGTCAGTTCACTTTAGCACCAAGAGCTATAAACGATATTACAACTCCTTCAAAAACAGTTACTGGAAGGCAAAGCCTAACAATACAACATAATCATGTTCCTTTAAGGGAAAACAGAGTAGATGCAACAACTACTAATATTATTGATATGTTTGTATTAACAGACGAATATGATTCTAATTTTAGAAATTGGTTAGCAACCGGAACAGAATTTGACGAGGTTCCAACTACAATGACGTCAACTGAACTTAGTGACTTTATGTCTAGCATTACTCCTTATAAAAGTGTAAGTGATACTATAATATATCATCCAATAAAATATAAAATTATATTTGGAGAAAATGCAAACATTAGAGATCAAGTAACAATTAGAGTAACAAGAAGCGACGGGACTAAAGTAAGTAATGCAGAAGTTAGAAGTAGAGTAATTGCATCAATTAACGATTATTTCTCAGTTGAAAACTGGGATTTTGGAGAAACATTTTATTTTACAGATATGGCGGCATGGATACATCAGCAATTAGCTGGAGTTGTCTCAAGTGTAGCTTTAGTACCTGTACAAGCAACAGTATCGGTTAGTGATATATTTCAAATCAAATGCGAAGAAAACGAGTTGTTTATTAGTAGTGCTACAGCAGATAATATTGAAATTATTACAACCGAACAAGTTCCGTTACCAAGAAGGGCTTAACATAAATGGCAAATGCTAAAAAGTTTAATGGTAAAAGTATTGAAAGCAATACATATACCAATGAAAAGAAAGTAGAGAAGGTTGATCCTCTTGCAATAAATCTTTTACCTGATATCTTTAAAACAGATATTAATAAGAAGTTATTTACAGCAACAGTTGAAGACATGTTTCAACCTAATGTTATTGAAAATGTAAACTATAATATTGGCAGGCCAACTGCGGCTTCAGGGCAATTAACTTCTTCAAACAATGACTTTTTACCTACAGCAGATAATAAAAAACGACAACTAGAAGAAGGAATAGTTGTTAGAAGAAATGATAATAAAGTTTACACATTAACATCAGATAATCTTGCATTATCGCAAGGCTTTCTTGACGAGCATGACAACGAACCTTTGGTTCCTGTAAGTGTAAATGATTTTCCGATTAACCCAGATAAATTTATTAACTGGAGTAACTATATGTGGATTGCTCCTCAGGTTCCAATTATACATTTAACTGGATCAATCATTTCAGATACAAGTGCTCCAATTAATATTCTCAGTGATATTATTGGAAAGCAATATTATACAACACCTTTACAAGCAAACGGAAGAACACTATCTCTTAAAAATGGAATGAGAGTTAGTTTTAAAAAGACAGTAGATGGCAGAGAATCAATTAACGGCACAATTTCAGAATCACATATTGCTGACGGAACCAACCAATTAGATTTCTATAATGAGGTTTCTGGAGAATGGGGATTTAGTAAATTCTTAAAAGTAGTAGTAGAAGTTGACGGAGTTGTTAAAACTGTTGGACAAAACAACGACTTTGATTTTGTAGGAGAAAGCATTATATGGAATGCAACAAGTATACCAGCAGTAGGATCTCAGGTTATTCTCACGTTAAACGATTACTATGTTAATGCTGATGAAATTTTACAAGTAGGTTCAGTAAACACTCAAAGAGTTTTTCAAGTTTCTGGGGTTGGTACTCCTTCTGGAATTAAGTTATTATCTCAATCACACCAAGATAGACAAACAGTTTATAGTACTGAACTAACATCATTGTGGGATCAGACTAATTTATCATGGGACGAACTATCATGGGAAGGCGACATACTAGGAATAAATCAAAAGCATTATGTTACACAAGAATCTGGTGCAGAAAATAGAAGTGCATTCTCTAGATCAAATGTTTGGCTTCATAAAGACACAATTAATGAAACTTGTAATTTTCTTAATATTAAACAATCAGACATTGTTTCAGATAAAGACGTTGCTCTAAGACCTATTATTGAATTTGAGAATAGTTTAGAAACTTTTAACCACGGAACTACTTTTAAAGGAAGAATTGGAGCAGTAGCTGAAAACGAAGAAGGAGTTTCACAGCAACCAGATGATTATGTTGGATTAGATATTATAAGAATATTAGTAGATATGTTCTTAGGATCTGCTGAACAAGCTCGTAATGAATTAATTTATCAGGCGTTAATTAATGGCGACGAAGTAGCGATAGAAAATTTTCTAACTCAAGCATTTAGTACAAATCAAAAAGCTCGTACTGCACTCACTGACTTGAACTTAATTGCAGTAAGACAAAGACAAGGTATAAGATTATTTGGTGAAAATATATTATGGTTGAGAGACGGTGCTTACAAAAATAAAATAATTGTCTTTAGAGCTAACAGTCAAGGAATATGCACACACTTTATTATTGATACACCTAAAGATGGACAGTCTATGTATATCAGAGCTGGGTTAAAAGCATACTTTGAATATAAGGTAGACGGATCAGTTGTATACCCGGCGCAGACAAGATTGAGCAGAACGCATGTACCTTTATGGAGACTATATGATAGAAACCAAGTTCCTTTGGATAAATGGGCAGAACAACTTGGTGACGTTCCAACTAGACAGAGTTCAACTATTATTGAGTATAAAGACGGAAGTGGTTCTGCAGATAAAGAAAGTGGATTTAGATTATCGTTTGATAACAGTAACTTTTCAGTTGAATTAAACAATAATTCTAAAAATAAACCAGCAGATATATTGTTTAACTATACATTACAAGATGCTACAAAGTTTTTAACTTCTGGGGATAGAGATGCAGATGTTCCAGGACCAATTAACTTTAGACGATTACATTCGGTAGTTACAGGATTACCACAAAGTGTTAATGACGGAATGAGTACTGGTGTTCTTAAGGCTTGGTTTAGATTAAAGAGCTGGGCTAGTTTAAGAATTGATAGCACAGACATAGTCAACGGAATAGAATTTTCAAAGAGTGCATGGCCAACATATGAATGGGTAATAGTGCCACACGGTGATAACATTCTTGTACAACATGCAGACAATTTTAAAAATGTAGTTTACAATATGATAGTTGGAGGATCTAATGAACCTTTAATATTAAAGACTACTGCGTTAACAGATGTAAACATATATGATGATAGTAATACGTTAGTACTATCAGGTACAGCAGATGCTCAAGGAATTATAAAAGTAGATACAGCATTAGATATTGGATTTTATACTGCTAAGTTTGGACCAAACTATTACTCTGTACCTTTAATGATAATTGAACCAAAAAATGATCCTAGAACTTTAAAAGTAAAAGTTAATGGATTTATTACAAGCTGGACACCAACTGTTAGTAGAGATGCAGATAATTTTGCCACAGGTTTTTCAATTACATTAGAAGAACACGAAGATAACAAATCTGTTGAAATAATGCACCAAGGAGAATTTGTAACCAATGCTGATGTAAAGAGTCAACATTGTACAGCAATTCCTGGATTAGCATATAATCCAACACAAAACATTTCTTTTGTAAACGGAGTAACTCCTTCAATATTAAATGAATCATTTGAGAAAAATATATTAGCCAACTCAAGAGGAAATGAAAACTGGAGTAATAGTTTTCAAATTCCTTCAATAAATGGATCTTATACTGCTGACATTTCAGCAATGAGAGGAATGTGGACAACACAAAGATTAAACCCTGATTTAGGTGAAGTAGTTATTAACAGAAGTATGAATGCATGGAGATGGCATAGACGTTTTATTAAGTTAGTAGAAACTTTTAATAATGCATACGAAGTAACAACATCAAATTCAAGAGAAATATTAGATTTAATGTTAGATCAATTAAACATTGAAGTTAATACAAATTCAACAGATGCTGAAAGTGGAATGGTTTTCTCTACTACTAATATGCTTAAAGTTAACTATACTGTTCAAGGAACTAGCGAAACAACTTTTGCAGTTAACATTGGTAGTAGTATATTAAACCAAGACGAATATGATCCAGATCATGTATATGTTTATGTTGATAATATATTACAAATTGAAGGATATAGTGTTGATACTACTCCTAATGTAATATTTTCAAATCCAGTTAGTGAAGGAAGTATAGTAGCAATTTATTACAGAGGTTCCGCAACTCCTTTATTGAGCGGAGTACCAGCAAGTCCTACTAAGCTAGGATTGAAAGGACTAACCAAGCCAGAACTTATTAGAGAACGATGGGGAATGTTTGATCGATTCTTAATTTTAAGACATGACGGCAGTAAAGTAATGGCCCACCAAGATAACATTTATTCGGCACCTGATCCAAGAGACTACTTAATATTAGAATTAGAAAGAAGAATTTATGTCAGCTGTATAGAATTGCCAGGAGCCACGTTAAGAGAAAATTCAGGGTTATATTGTAATCCTGATATTACCAGCCTACGTTCGTTAGCTGAAGTTAGGTGGTTTGAATCCAACGATATTGACTTCAGAGACCGTTCACAAGATTTTGATTTTGCAGATCCGTGGACATGGAATTACAACGGCGAAAGTTGGAGAGGAATGTACATTAGACTGTTTGGAACTTATCAGCCTGATAGCCGTCCTTGGGAAATATTAAACTTTAGCAATAAACCAGACTGGTGGGATCATCATTATCAATGGGGAGAGCCAACCCAGCGTGTTGCATTAGAATCAGCGTTAGAAACAGGTCTTGTAAGCGAACCAGGAACACCTGCAGTATATGATTATGGCTCTAGAAGAGAATATCCAAACGGCTTTCCAGTTACAACAGACGTTAAACTTATACATCCAAATGATTGGTTAGGAATAACTGTAACAGAAGACGCCGCCGGAGCACCTTGGGAAATTGGTAGTTATGGCGTGTGGGAAGACTTATGGGCAAGAAGCTCTGCAGGAGCATACCATCAGATCTTTGATAAAATTGGAAATAATAATACTGTAAACGAATTTGTAGAAAAAGGAATTAATCCTTATGTTGTAACAAACAATAATAATACAACAGAAGCCTTAGGACAGTATAGTATTTTTCCAGATGTTCCTTGGGTACAACTAAGACCAACAGTTGGTATTGGAGCATTACTTTTTGAAAGTAATAAAGAGTTAAACTTCCCAGGATCAGAAGTAATTAATGAACTAGAAAATCTAGGAGTTGTGTTAATGTTTGGTATGGGTGGATTTAGCAATCAAGAAGCTAGATTTAAAATGCCACATGCAAAAGTATCTGATGGAACATTTGTTCCAGACGAGGATTTTAACTTAACATTAGATGCAGGAGTTGGTACTAACGACTTAAGGTATAGTGCAGTAAGACTAGAACGAGAAGATGACGGTTTTAGAGTTTATGGTTTTGACCCAGAACAACGATACTTCACTACTGTATTACCAATTAAAGATGGTACAAGTGGAACATTTCAAAGAACTGTAGAAACAGATACTGACACTCTTATATTATACAAACAACATGAAACAGATGTTATTAATATTCCTTACGGTCACAAGTTTGAGACAAAACAAGAATTGTACGAATTCTTTATAGGTGTGCAAGCATTACAAGAACGCAATGGTTTAGTTTTTGATAAATTAAATTCAAGAGGAACTGTTGGTAATTGGGAACAGGTAGCATTAGATGCAATGACCTGGATTGGTGAAAATTGGGGAACAGATACTTACTGGTTAGGTGGACCAATTGACTCTAAAGGATTTTTATACGAACACCAACTAGGACATTTAGACAAGTTAGACAATGATTTAACTAGACGAGGAAAGATTATATTTTCAGACGGAAAATTAGCACAACCAAATGACTTATTAATATCTAGAAATTATAACGAAAAACAAGACCTTGTAGAAATTACTTCAAAAAAGCAAGTTACATTTATTGACTTCTCTTTAAGAAGTTATGATCATATATTCTTCTTTAATAACTCTACTAGATTTGGTGATGTAATCAATAATAGCCAATTACAGTATAGATTACAAAATCTAAAAATGGTTGCTAGAAGAACAAGAGGTTGGGACGGAAAGCCATTTGCACAAGGAGTGATTGTAACAAATACAGGATTACTACCTGGATTAGAAAGTTTAGCAACAGATATTGTTAAGTCAAGAGATTCAGAGAAGAGCCAGTTTAACACATTCTTAAGTGACGTTAGTAAGGGAGATATTATACCTTCTAAAAAATCAATTATAGAAGAAATCATTTCAGATGAATCGGTTGAGTTTGCTTACAAACAGGGATTAAATTCAGCATCAGGAACTAATCTAGCAATTGACGCTTTGTTTAGGAATTCAGCTATTGACATTCCAGGAACATTACAGGATTTAGAAATTAACGAACAATGGTTATTTACTGATGGAGAATTTGGAAAGTTAGGTAATAGACGTGTTTGGGAAATAGAAGTCAGAGCAGAAGACATGACAAGTACCAGACAGATTATACGTTTTAAAGAAGGCGAAGATGATGTTGACTTTAGAAGCGATAACATTATTGATATACTAAAGAATGATAGTAGATGGGTATCAAGATCAAAAGATATTAATTTTAAAACCATAGCTCGATCAGATATAACACCAGACTATGTCAAGAAAAATAATTGGTTACCAAGTGCAGGAGTTGGCAACTTAGTTGAAACCAATGTACAGAAAAGAAGTGTCAATGAGCTGTTTGGATCTAACATTGGATTATTTGAAGATGATAAATTTGAACGTTTAGACGAATTAAGATCTTTTAGTAAGTTTGGAATATACAAAGAAGGTGATAGAGTTTGGAATAATGGCTTACTATATCAAGCAATAGAAAATGTAACTGGTGGACAAAATACTGCATTTGATTCAGCACAATGGACTGTTGTTACTGAAGATGCTATTTCACTTCCTCCTACAGTATGGTTAAGTGACTTTAACTTCAAAGATTTTACAACAACAGAAACAGGTGAAACTGAAGTTAGTTGGAATATTTTACAAGGTACTGTTCCAGCATTAATAAATGAAATTTGTCCTAATGGTGATCCTGCATTAGAAGAAAGTAAAGTTACATTTGCCAATGCACATGGATTAGCAGTTGATGACATGTTATTGATATTAGGAACTAACGAAGAAACAATTAGAACTTTTCATGTAGTTACAAAAGTTATTGATGCTTATAATATTTTAATTCCTACTAGAGTTTCAACAAAAACAGAAAACCTAGTATCTATAACAATGATGAATACCAAGGGCAAAACTACAGCAGATTTACCAACAAACCTAACAAATATTGCTGTAGGAACTAAGTTTTATCTTGAGCCAGATAGTACTGCTCAAGGAGAATATACAGTATATGAATTTAACGGAACTGCTTGGATCATTAACGAAGAAGCAACAACGTTACAAGGCAACATGGTAGACTCAACTGCAATTGACAGTATTACATTATTAGATGGTGATACAGGAAATAAAATTGCTAACATTGAATTGTTTGATCCTTATAAAGGATTTACTATTGACGATGTAGTACAATATTTAAACTACAGGCAAGGAGCAGATCCGGCAGTTTACAACATAGATGAATTTGGAAACGAAGAACTTGATGCAACAACATATTGGGAAAACACACAGATTGGAAAACTATGGTGGGATACCAGTAAACTACGTTATGCAGAATACGAGCAAAGAAATAATGTAGAGTATAGAGCAAACTACTGGGGAGAGCAATTTGCAGATAGTGAAGTAGAAATTTACGAATGGTATTCATCAGATGAAGAACCAGCAGTAGACACACATCCTGATGCAAGAATAGATTACTCTGATGGTGACGGTATAATTAGATATACTGAAAATCAAGAATATAATAACAACGGGGCATTAGTAACAAAATATTATTATTGGAGTAAAAATCCTTCAGATATTCCTACAGAAGCAAAAAGAATTTACTCTGCTCTTGCAATACAATCTGCATTAAACAGTCCAGATATTGCAGGAATAACTTGGGCAAGTCCAATTGCAACTAACGCATTAGTACTTTCAAATGCTAATGGATTCTTAGCAAGTAGAAAAAGTGTAATACTTAGAATAGTCGAAAGAACAGACGGACT